GTTGGAACAGGAACACCTATAAGCGACTTCCATCGCTTATAAAGACCATTCCACGGAGCCGACCCTCACGCCCTCCCAAAGGAGCACGTGAGGTCCGACACCGCGAAGGTGATGCATCTCCAGAACAACAGGTATGGACTGCCTGTTGGTCTGGCTTGGTTCATTCGGGCTGGGATAGTCTGCGCTGCGCTTGGTGGCTTCACTCTTGGGCCGTCAAGACCTTGAGAACGAGGTCTTGGCAGTTCGTTGCCAAAGAGTTGAAGCAACTCGCGCAGATCGTCCGAGGAGCGGCTTTGGGTCATAATGAGGTCGAGCGTTATCCCTGTATTCGCAGGGATGTCGTTCTCGCGCTTATGAGCCTCGCCAAGCTTTCTCCTAAGGACGGCTTCGCTTTCTCGCGCCTTTCGAGATCTTTGCCGAGACCACTTGTGGTCGACGACGCAATCTCTCGCGCGATCGAAATGTCGAAGACAGACTTTCCCATGTCGGAGGATACAAAGAACAATTTGCGAGTGTATGTTTCCGGTAGATGTAGGAAACACACTATTGTTCCGAGTATCTTCCCCTCTTCCAGATCGTCCTGTTTCGAGTGGCCTGCCACTCGAGGCGGGATCGACGGCTACCTGTTCTCTGTGGGTTCTGCGTGTGAAGCGCCCCCTCTTGACGGTCCAATCAGCCGGATCGTCGAGAAGCGCCTCAGACGGGAGGACCTTTCCATGTACGCCCAAGACTCGCTCGGACAGTTTGCGCTTCGCAACGCAGCTGTCGTTCTCTCTCCACACGGACCGCGAATACGGTTCGTTGAAGAGGGCGAGTGGGGTCTTGTGGATTGGTACTCCGAGGTCACAGAGAACATCAACTTGGCTTACCGCTGCGCGGGACTTCTCGCTTTGCGCCGGTGGCGCTCCCTTAACAAGGAGCCACCCCGGTTGAAGCTTGAGGCCCTGCGGTCCCCAGGTATGAAGGTTCGAGTAATAGGCGTGCCTAGTGCTCTTACTTTCATAGAGGGGGATTGGATACGTCGATCGTCCCGGATGCTTGCACCCGGTCATTGGATGATCGACGACCACAACGGGTTGCCAAGAGGATTGAGGGCGAAGCGGGGTTCGCAGTTTGTGTCGGTGGACTTGTCCAACGCCACAGACGGCTTGTCCCACGACGCCATCAAGGCAGTCGTCGAGGGCCTCGTGGACGGCGGCGCAATCAGAAAGTCTGATGCGCGCGCAGCCCTCGAAGGTCTCGGTCTGGAGCCGCGGGCCGTGTGGAGTTATAAGGACTCCACGTGGCTCGCTAAGAGGGGGTCTCCGATGGGCACTCCTCTCTCCTTCATTATCCTTCCCTGGGTAAATGACTGGGCAACCAGTGCATTTTCCAGGGCGAGGCACCACGGTGACGATGCTGTTGGTCGTTCCGACCAACCTTACGAAGTTGAAGAATATTCGCAGGGCATCGCACTTTGTGGTGGCTCGTTGAACCTTACCAAAACCTTCACGTCGACGTCCGGCTGGACGATGTGTGAGGTAGCGGCTTGGCCGAAAGGAAATGGAGGAGGAACGGGCGTCTTCGTCCCTCCGCCTTGTCCACCGCCGGGCCTTAGGGCCCCGGTCGCGGCAGAATCCCGGTGTGGTAGCCGGTATCTGCGTAGACAAGAAAGAGTTATGAAGACTCTCTTCCCATGGTGCGTCAAAGACCATCGCATGCGACTTCCGAAGTCGTGCGGTGGCTTTGGGTACCTGGGGAGAGGGCTTGCCGTGCCCCTCTCTGTCAGAAGAAGACTCGGGACACTCGTTAGTCGAGGTCCTGAGTATCTGGCAGCGAGGGGCGTGGTCGGCAAGCTTCCGTTCCGTGAGGAGGGCCTCTACCCCCACCCCTTGATATCGGTACCATCCAAACCACGCGAGTACCACCTCGCGCGGCGTATGGTCGAGTCCGAGCCCCTTGAAGATAAGGAGCACGGTGTACCGGTATCCGTCGTAGATCTTACCATCTTTGAGAACCAGCTGATCGAAAGTCAGTATAGGTTGCTCGTGGGTGATAAGTTCAAACGACGTTGGGGGGGGGATAGACCCGAAAGGACCAAGTCGAAGCCCTTGTTCCGACGATTCGAGGGACACCTCGCGCCTCCACTTACAAGGAGACACGGAGCGTTCGCTCTCGATCGTTGGGCCGTCAAACTGCAAGGAATGACGGTCAAGGTATTCGAAGATGTAGCATCTGAGAT